CTAAGTAGAAGAATAGGATCTGCGTTTGGTAGATTGCAAGCTGAGTTAGTCCAACCAGTTCTTCAACGAGTTGTTTATATTCTAAAGAAGCAAGGAAGAATAGAAATACCTACAATAAATGGTCGTCAAGTTAAAGTCCGTTCTGTTTCTCCACTATCGCAAGCACAAGCAAATCAAGATATAACTTCTGTAAATAGATTCTTAGAGTTGGTTCAAGGTAGATTCGGACCTGAGTTAGTAAATATATTAATTAACTCAGAAGAAACAGCTACATACTTAGCTAAGAAATTTGGAGTTCCAGATTATTTAATAAGAGATCTTGAAGAAAGAAAACAAATAATAGCTATGGCTCAACAAATGCAACAGCAACAAATGGCTATGCAGCAACCTCAAGGAGCAACAAGAGATGAGCAAGAACAACCCCAGTAACATTAGTCATCTTGATGGATTCCCACGAGGAACAGATGATGAACAAAGGATATCTCTTAATTTTACTTCTCTGTTTACTACCCCAGCTGGTATAGAAGTTATTAAGTATTTGAGGAGTATAACTATAGAAGCAGTACATGGTTCAGCAGTAACCAATGATACGCTTCGACATGCCGAAGGTCAGCGATTTATTGTTGGCTTAATTGAAAGAAGAGTACAACATGGACATAAGGTGAAATCAAATGGATGATACGGAGCAATATGAAGAAGAGTCTCAAGAAACTATTGAAGTTCCTCAAGAGTATGCGGACGAAAGACCAGAATGGCTACCAGAAAAATTTAATTCGCCAGAAGATCTGGCTAACTCTTATACTAATCTTGAGTCAAAAATAGGGCAAAGAGAAGAAGAACTAAGAGAATCTTTTATGGAGGAAATAGAAGCTGAAGCTTATGCAGATAGACCAGCTGAAGTAGGGGATTACATTCTTCCTGATGTTATTGATGATGAGCAAGCTGCCGATAATGAATTGTTAAACTGGTGGGCTGATCATTCTTTCGATAATGGCTATTCCCAAGAAGAGTTCGAACAAGGTATTCAAATGTTTCATGAAGCAATCAATGATGGATATGATGCTGATGCTGAGTTGTATGAGCTAGGGGATAATGCTGAAGAGAGGGTTCAAGCTGTTGGTTTATTTGTTGATAACCAATTCCCAGAAGAAGTTAAAGGTGCTATTGATGATCTTTGCTCTACTGCTGATGGGATTAGAGCAATGGAAATTATTATGGATAGTATGAGAGATACTACTGTTCTTGGTCAGTCTCAACCTACTGCTGTTCTAACTGAGGATAAGTTAAAAGAAATGATGGGAGATCCTAGATATTGGAACAATGCTAAAAGAGACCAATCTTTTATTTCTCAAGTAGATAATGGATTCAAAAAGCTCTACAATAGATGACCTATATCACAAGAGGCAATCTTGAGTTCCGACCATGTGTGCTTTCTGATGTTGATATTGTTCTCGATAATATGCGTTTACCTGATATCAGGGAGTGTGCATTGGTTGGGGTGACTCCCTCAATGGCTCTTAATGTTCCTTTTATAGAAGAAGGCTCTAAGGGTTTTACCATCACTCACAAAAGAAAACCTATTGCTATGTGTGGGATTACTCCTATGGATAAGTATATGCATACTGGAAAGGTATGGTTCTTAGGGACTAAAGATGTAGACGCAATGTGGAAATCTTTTTACAAACACAGCAAATTAATTCTTAGTTTTCTTTCTATTGGCTATGATATGGTGGAGAATTATGTCCCTATTGACCATGATAAAACCATTAGATGGCTTAAATGGATAGGGTTTAAAGTGGAAGATCAGCAGTATTTTATCCATGAACATGAGTTTGTGCGAGTTTTCTATTGCAATTTGAATAAATTTGAGTGTAATAATAGTATAAGTGAAAGACCCGTACTGCATTAAGAGAAGCCCTTATGGATAACTTCGTTGAAAAATGCACAGGATAATCTGAAGCGTAAATTGAAACTTTAACTAAGGAGCTAAATAAATGGCTAATACAATAGACACAGCCTTTATCAAACAGTTCGAGTCTGAAGTTCACCTTGCTTATCAGCGTATGGGATCTAAGCTACGAAATACTGTACGAATGGCAAACAATGTGAGTGGAAGCGTTGTACGTTTCCAAAAGATTGGAACTGGAAGTGCGAGTACTAAGTCCAGAAATGGTCTTGTGACTCCAATGGAATTAGCTCATACAACTGTCGAAGCAACAATGGCTGACTACTATGCCGCTGAATACATCGATAAGTTGGATGAACTAAAGACTAACATCAATGAACGTCAAGCTGTAGCAACTTCGGCTGCTGCTGCTCTTGGTCGTAAAACTGATGAACTTCTAATCACAGCTATGGATGCTGGTGCTAACTCAACTCAAATACATGACACAGGTTCTGCTCTCGCAAAAGCTGACTTGCTTTCATTGTTTGAAACAATGGGTAGTGCTAACATTCCAGAAGATGGTCAAAGATATCTTGCTATGCATCCGAAGGGATTTGCAGACTTATTCTTAATTACTGAGTTTGCAAGCTCTGACTATGTTGGCGACCAGAACTTACCTTACGCTGGAGGAATGACAATGAAGAACTTCTTGGGCTTCAATGTTTTCTCTACTTCTGCTGTTACTGCTGGAAAGAATATGGCTTACCATACTTCTTCTGTCGGACTAGGCGTTAACGCTGATGTTTCTACTGAGCTAAACTATGTAGCTGAGAGAGCATCTCATCTTGCAACATCTATGATGTCAATGGGTGCTGTTGTTATTGATGACAATGGTATCTATGAAGTCTTAGACAACAATTCTTAGGAGGATAAAACATGGCTTATAGTGCTTCTGGATTGTCTCGACTTGCTGGTGCATCAAATGGCAACTTGTGGTGGTACTCCACTACGGATGCTATTGCTGCTGTAAATTCTGCTGGTTATTTTAATGATGCAGCGAATATGTTAGCGATACGAGATGTTATAATTGTCTCAGACACAAATACACCTACAACTAGTTTTGTAAATGTATTGTCGAATACTGGTTCTGTAGTAGATGTATCTGATGGTACAGCTATTGTCGAAACAGATGGCGATTAATTTAATTAAGGAGAAGGGGAGGCAACTCCCCTTTACCACATGACAGCAACGGCAGCAGATAGTTCGATAGATATATCAAGTAGAGCTTTGATCCTTATAGGAGCAGAGCCTATTACTTCTTTTACGGACGGAACTACTGAATCTCTTGTTGCTTCTAGTCTTTATGAAGATCTATGTAGATCTGCTTTGTCTAATACTCGTTGGAGATTTTCAACTAACCAAGCAGTTTTAAATAGATTGACTGATGCTCCGACTGGGAGATATGATTACGCTTATCAATTACCTTCTGATACTCTGATTGTTCATGCAGTCACAGTCAACGATGGTCAGATTGAATATCAGATATATGGTGATATGATTTATGCAGACACCTCTACTCAAGATAGTGTGATCGCTGATTATACATTTAGAGCAACCGAAGAAAATTTTCCTAGTTATTTTACTATTGCATTAGAGTATGCTTTGGCTTCTGCTTTTGCTTCTTCTATTGCGAGAGATGCAACCCTAATGCAGTTAATGGCTAAGATGGCAGATCAAGCTATGCTTAAAGCTAGGAATATAGATTCACAACAACAAACAACTAGGACTATACCTCAGACTAGATTTAGTGCTTTTAGGAGGAGCTAATGCAAAAAGCAAAAGTACCTCTTACTAACTTTCAGTTCGGAGAAGTAAGCCCTAGTTTAATATCAAGAACAGATACTAAGGTATATACAAACTCAGCTCAGAAGATTGAGAATTTTTTTTTAAGAGCTGAAGGTGGAGTAATTAAAAGACCTGGATTATATAAAATCTATGAGTTTGATACTACTGCTGACAAAGCTTCTTTTACAATTACAGTCTCAGATTATGCGAATATTGTTGTTGGATCTAAAATTAAATTCATGAAGAGTGATGGCACTATTATTACGATTGAGTTTGAAACTGCTGGAGGTAGTAGTCCAAGTGCATCTGTTGGGAACACTCACTATGTAAGGGGAAACACATCTAACAATGTAACTGCTGATAATTTATATACTGCTATTAATGCTATATCTGGATTTACTGTAGCGAATCCT